TTAGAAAATGCGTCTTCTTGTGCTTAAGAGGAAGATCGCGGCGATTAAGAAAAACGGGATGAATCTCCGTCTAGAAAAGCGATCGCGAAGGAATATGCCTCCCCGTGGATCCACGCCGTCCATTACTCCCCAATAAACCCTGCCATGACAGTCTCGAACTTCGACCGGTTGTCCTCGGTAACTCATTAAATAGTCCATCTAATCATTCCTTTTAAATAATTTTTTATCACCTCAATCTAAATTATGTAATCTATGAATTGTTCGAGTGGATCATCTCATCAAGGATAGCGAAAATCCACGGTTACCGCCGGTTATGTATGCCCGCATAGCGGGCTTTTAATCTATCATTTTGCAAGTAGTTGCTTAAATTCATCCACTGACAAGTCAGTAATCTTTCTTACATCGGCCATGGTTGGTTCAACGGCTTTTTGGACTGCGCCCGTTTCCACTTCGCTTACACTTTCATCGGCACCCGTATTAATAGGCACGTCCTGCGCCGGTACGGTAGCGAACAATGCCTGCTCAGTTTTCATTTTCTGCACTTCTGCTTCAATGAAGGCTGATAGTTTGTCGCCGGTCAGTGACTTTAAACCCAGTCGCCGGGCTTCCTGGGCCACCATGTCAACAACCTTTTTATATTTTTCCTGACCGGATGCTGTAGACAGGTACTGTTCGGCATAGCGAACTGCAATACCGACATAATCACTAATTTGTTTGTATTTGCCGGACGACCGAAATTGCTTGTAGAAAAAGCTGCCGATCGTTGTCATCACTGCCAGGATAATTGTGTCTGCATACTGAGAAAAAATAGAAAAAATTTCATAATGTTTTTAGCCGTGTCGAACATCTCCTCAGTAATATTGATTATGTATCCACCGGTTTTTTAACCGGCGGCTTTCTTACATTATGTTTTATTTTGCAAGCAGTTTCTTCAACTCGGCTAATGTCAAGTCCCCAACCTTCTTGGCATCTTCAGCCACAACATTTGCTGCTACCTGAACAACCGGCTGTGCCGCTTCTGCGACCATTTCTGAACTGTCTGCCGGTGCTTCGGTTGACGCGTCTTGAGCAGGTGCGTTGGCATAAGAGACAAGTTGCGTTTTCAGGCTGCATACAGAAGACTCAATCAGCGCTTTGATGTTATCCGGATCCAGTTTGATATTTGCCTTCGATGCCAGCAGAGTCAGATATTGAGAAGCGACCCGATATTTCTGTTCGCCTGCAGTTCCAGCTGGAAGCGCTTGTTCGGCGTAACGAACCGCGCGATCAGCGAACGTTTCAAGATGATGAGACTGAACAAACTTCTTAACCGGATTGATCAGGAAACCGGCTACCACTGGAATGAGTGCCAATAGAATAGTGTCAATGGAATTAAAAATTAATGTCTGCATGAATGATCTCTCCCTTATTTAACTCGTATTTTTTGTTTCAGATAAATGGTGTACTTGCTGTTCAGATGGTTCCAAGACTTGATCTGACTGATTGACACGCCATAATGAGCGGCCAATCTTCCTACTGTATCGCCATCTGTGACAATATGATAAACGGCAGGTGCCGATTTAGGTGCGGGTTTGCTAACCTGCTGTGACAAGTAGGCGGCTGCCACATAAACCTGGCTGTTATTGCTCTTAAGCGCCGCCCATCCGCCTGATATGGAGATCACCCGTACCTTGTCCCCATGGTTAAGTGTTCCAATGGCTGCACCATTCGGTGACTTTCTGATATTAAGCCTGTCCGTCGTAACAAAATACGAGGTTGTCTTGACAGCGGCAGTGACTGGGGCGCGAGCGCCCACAGCGGTGGCTTCCAGCGGATTGAGCAACAAGCTGTTAAAGTCGGCACCGGAAACATTCTCATCCACATCCCCCGCGATGCCTGGCACACGGGCGTCTGAACAATGTTGCCATGCGGCGTAGGTCGTCACAAGCGGTTTATAAGCATATTGCGCATACCATAGCGGGATACCCGGATGATGGCCACGGAGATTGTCCAAGTAGAAATAGCCCATTGAGTACAATCCAACCTTCTTGCCACTAAGTTGCTTCAGCTCTGTGAAGAACGTGAACATGCTGGTGACAAGTTGGCCGCCTGCATGGTTGACTTCCAAGTCCAGCATGAGTGCTAAATCCAGCGGTTGTCCCTTGACGATAGACCAAAAATACCGTGCTTCTTTCTGTGCGGATGCCGGGTCAAAAAAATTTGCAAAATGGTAACCCCCGATTTTCAAGCCTGCTTTATGTGCGCCCGAAACGTTGCGTTTAAACGTTGGATCGGCGTATGAGGCACCCTGAGATGCCTTTATAAAGGCGAAAGAATAGCCCGCAGCAGCTACTCTTTCCCAGTCTACAGTGCCCTGCCAGTTCGAAACATCAATTCCTTTCAATAATTTCACCTCTCATTTTCTAAAATGCTGGATTTCCCGGATCTCAAAATACAGTGGTGACGAATACCAGGATCCTTAGAAACAAAATGTGAGAACTAAGGCAATAGCAAACGTAACAGCCTGGTATCCCAGCTTTTTAAGCATGATGATCATCTCTTTCAAATGAGCTGTACAAAAAGCGCAGCAAGATAGGCAACACCACAAGCCAGTTCGCCGACAATACCATGAATGGAGGCGGTCAAATCTGAACGGGCTGTACACATTAAAGGAGATCCAGAAGGCAATCAGGATAAAAAAATGATGACAAAAGAAGAATTTGTCATCCAGTGAGCTAATTTCTTAATGCTTTTGTTATACAAAATGGATCACCCGCCAAAATGGGCCAGTACGAATGAGACAACAGCGCCGATCATTCCGCCCAACAAAATGGTTAAAACCGCACCCCACGGAGGCAAACTTTGGAGCGCTTTTCCAGACATTTTAATGATCAATTCTCGCAAATCGCTGAAATGAGCTTCGTTGTCATGCTTGATATCACTCATGTCATCCTTAATTCCAGATATATCGTCCCTTAAATTAGCGACATCGCGCGACAACTGGCCATAATTTTGTTCTAGCGTGCCGACTTTCGTTTTTAGGATTGCAACATCTGTTATCATGTCAGTTTCCACATCATTCATCTCCTATTAACCAGCTGTAGATCCAACAAGTGCCTGTACCGCAGGCCCGATCAGTGCCACAATGGCACTCACTTGTCCGGCTGTTGCTGTAAACTGATCGAGCGTGATGTGTACTGATCCGTTGACATTGTCGCCCGTGGTCGAGTCTGTACCGCTGTAATAGAGAATGACCCCGGTGTAGTTTCCACTGCCATCTTTGACAAAACCTGCGTTGTTAAGTGTGTAGTTCATGGTGATTCCTCCTAAAATTTTGTATTAAAAAAGCACCTTATTTGGCACTCTTCTTGGCTCCTGCTTTTTCAAATTGGTCACACAGATAATCGTAGGTGTCAGCTTCCTGACCTGTTAATTCCTTATCGCATTCATCAAGTATTTTTTTCACTGTCAGCATAACAACCTGATTATCTCCACCGTCAATGACTCGTTCTTCCTCATACAGTTCTTTTCGGGCTGCCATAAAGTGGTCTAAATTCTTAATATCTAGCAGTTCCTGACCAGCCTTCCTATACGTCTTCGGTTCGCCGTCTTCACCAAGATTGCATTCCTCCTTCCGCATGTCCTGCTCATCTTTCGCAAAATCGTCTAGCTTCGCTTGCAGCAACCGGATAAACTTTGTCCGATGTCTGGACTGCTGACCCCTCAGAGAGAGTGAGTATAATAGATTGATAGATAGTACGAGTTTCTGATTTTCGATTCTAATTTCCATTATGATGCAGCTCCTTTTAATTGTACGATTTCTGCTTTTAATTGCTTAATCTCATCATCATGCCGCTTTGTTATAGGGATGAGTAGTGTCCAGAGTCGACTGTACTCGATACCCTCTATCTCTCGATTACCATTGTTATCTGCTGCTCCGTAGGTTACATACTCAGATAATCCTGTTTTTATTAAGTCCTCAGCAATTAATCCGTAATAACGCTGCAAATAGCCGGAACTCATGATGCTTTCATCACGACCGCTTTCTATATACGCTGCAAAGGCTTCGTCTTGTGCCTTATCATGCCAACTAGCGGGTCTCAAGCCGAGGATCTGATCCGCATAATCATCCGTAATGTTATATTCAATGTTTTCCTTATATTTTGTAGCCGACGTACTACGACGAAAATATCCGTTACCATCTATAGTCATATTTGCTGCTCCTGAAGTAGACTGATTATAGGTTCCCATGTTATAGATAGCGTTTGAATCTATATACAAGTTTTGAGATCCACTTCCGGAATGAAGCCATAGAGCAGCCACATCATCTGATATTGAGTTGCCGCCATCCATATAGACATTCCCACTCTTTATTTGCCCGGCGTTATACACTTTCCAGCCTTCCATATTTAGGTTCCCGAAGATGTTAGTTTCCCCAGCCACGGTCTGTATCGCTGTACCTGATCCTGCTAATAGATTAACTGCTCCTTTTCCAATAATGTTTAGATTCTGACCATCATTGCAATAAATATGGTTATTCATAGTTCCGGTGGCATCAAAGCTTATACTACGGGTATTCATATATAAGTCCGTGTTAAAGGCGGCTTGAATAACTCGGCTTCCTATAGCGCCAGTTTGGGTCGCCTCAAACACATTGTAGTAGGTTGTACTCGTCGCCGTATCCCTAATGATAATCTTAAAGTCTCCACGTCCTGCCGCAAAAGCGGTACCGTCCGTATTCGCTTGAAAAGAGCTGGGGAAATAGTTACCATCTGCATAGCCAATCGAAACATAGTTATTTCCTGATTGCGTTGTAAAGCTAATCCCATTATTTGTACCATCATACGTTGCTACTAGTGCCCCAATGTTTGATCCGTCTGCCCCGTAGAATGAAAGCTGTCCAGCTTTCATTTCTATTTTCTGGTCTTGGCTATTCATCGTGACGATATCTGCTCCGTTGATGGTCACACCATTGATTATCCCAGCGTTGACTGTGCCGAGATTCGCACTGATAGCTGCTAGGCTAGTCACCGCCAATTTATCTGCTGTGACCGTTCCTGCACCGATTCGTGCGGCATTTAATATACCGGTATTAATCGTACCTGCATCTACGGACGCAATCATTGCACTCGTAATCACGGCGTTGTCAATCGTCGTCTGCCCGGTGATATGCACCTTATTCCCGGAAATCAGGATAGATTCTGTGGACAAATTGATCTGGTTGACCACATCATTCTTCTGCACCCGCAGATTTATGGCATTGGATAACTGGGTGATCTGTGACTGGTTCGCCATGTCGGCAGGAGCCGGAGACCAATCTGTAGCCTTGTTGCCTGATTCCAGTTTAATTGGGGCAATATCTATATCAGTTATTGCCCCTAATGTCAACCTGATTTTGAATCCACCGTCTATTGGAGAGGTGGTAACAGTCGCAACATGCCAGTTTCCATCTGCAATCATCGTACTATTACTTTTGATAATCGTATTATTCGCTAAGTTTGTTAGACATGGAAAACCGTTTCCTACACTCGTAGATGATCCAGGCACTAATTTATAAGGCAGCGAAACGGTGTATTGCGTCCCATTTTGGAGACCGGTTATACTTCTTAGCAAGCCTTGATCTGTGCCAGAACCCACGCTATTTATGTGCCATGTAGATTGATTATTATAAAAGGCCGAGTTTTCCGTAACCGTGATCGTGTTCGTGGTACTTCCCGAAAACTCAGTAACCGCCCAATTAGCTGAACTGTAATCAGTCGAATTACTCAATAGGTTTGTCCCGCCCACTTGTACATTATTAACTGCTGTCGTAATCTGACTGGTCAGACTGTTTGATGTCTGGCTCAATGCGCTTTGTGTGGCATACGTATTAGATGCATCTGTTTGTGTCAAAAGCGTGGCAATCGTGTTCGCCGTCTGTGCCATGTAACTGTTATAAGTGCTGGTATCAACTTTATTAGCAACCTGTGTGCTGATGCCGTTAACGGTCTGATTCAGCGTACTAAACTGCGTCGCTGTAGCCATATCAGCCGGAGCCGGGCTCCAGCCAGTGGGTTTGTTTCCCGATTCCAGTTTAATTTGTGATACCCAAACCTGAGCTGTGCCCGCAACGTTTTTAAAATCCATCATTAAGGATCCAAAGTAGGCAACGGTTGAAACTGTACTGAATGAAAAGACTATTTTGTTCCATTGTCCCGGTACAAGCTGACCGTTAACAATATCCGTTTCAGGTGCAGCCACAACATAATTACTGCTGTTATACTCAAAAATATAGATACGTAGATTTTTATCAGACGGAATGTCCATAACCGAACTAATGTAGACATATAAAGAAAGCGTATAGGTTGACGACGGGTTGAGCAAAGGTGCAGAAAGGCTATGAACTCCATCGTAACCCGAAGCTGTCGTTGATATTTTTAAAGAGTTATTTCCGTTATAAAGATTAGTAGAGTCGATGACGTATTGACCTGAACCCGTTTTTGCCCATTGTGAGAGATCAGAAAAAGCAGTACCTAACACTAAGTTCGTCCCGCCGACCTGCACTGCAGCAACGGCTCCATTAACATCAGACATCCACACCTTACTATATATGGACTGCTGAGCGCCGTTTGCCGTGCTGGTTGCTGAGTTGGCCGTACTTATTGCCTGCTGGGCTTGCGTGACTGCGCTGCCCGCTGTCGCCACGGCACTGTTTGCCTGGGTAATGGCATTTGCGGCATCCGATGAAGCCTGCTGTGCCGCCGTAGTCGCATTATCCGCCGCCTGCTGGGCTGAGGTAGCGGCGTTCATTGCATTGTTCGTATCGTTGGACAAGATAAGATTCCATGCAACCCCATCAAATCGATACATATCTGTATATTGTCCATTAACAATCTTGTACCAGATGTCACCTGAGATAAGACTTCCCGTTGGCTGAGTCGCAGAGTAATAGGTTTTATTCTTTCCGTTCGCCTGTGTTAGAGCATATCCCGATGTTTTGACTGCTTGATTAGCGGCTGCAGACAGGCCCTGTAAGGATGTCTGCATGCCAGCTATATCAGTAGCAAGGTTTGTTTTAAATTGTCCCAGCTGCATGCTAATGTATCGTTCAAGCAAAGTATCATAAACGGTCTGTATAACCTCAGCCTTTTCGTCAATACCTAAATTCTTAAATCGAACGGTGACCAAGTCGCACAGATTGACCTTTTCAAGCGGCGCGATACTCTTATATTCTTCCGTTTGCCACAAGCTAATAAAGCTGACCGTAAAATTTACGGTAGGCTGCCCGATATTATTATCTGTGATGTATTTTTGCGCTGCTGACCTCAAAGAAGCGACGTCTGTCACAGTAGTGGAACTTAGATCGACAGGGAGACAGCGATTAAAAGCATAGTTGCTGACATACTGGCTATTAATGTTCTTTTCAGGTAATTCCAGAATTATATCGTTCCCGTTAGCATCCTGAATAGTCGCATAGGGATAAATCGACGTATAAGTCTGGTCAATTAGTTCCTCCTGAGTCAGGTCAGTTAGATTTTTACCGTAGGCAATAACGACCCCTGTATCTGTACCACGGTTTTGGGAATGATGAATAACAAAGTTGTCCCACATGAACTCACCTTGCCAGTTCTCAACCAGACTACCATCACCATTTGTTCCCTCTAGGGCATCACCGGCAGACATATGGGACAATGTGGATGTTGCGTTCGTCGTTACATCACTGACACCAGTAAAAGAGTGTGGAAAAACGGTATTTTGCAGAATAGCATCCAGCATAGACTGACCGTTTCCGTTTACGCTTATCTTGCCGATCGGATTGTATTTCAGCATATAACTGATATGCTCGGCCTTATAATCAACCACGCCATTAATCGGTTTTGATATATCGTAAATACGAAACAGCTGCGGATCCATATTGGCGTTATCGTTGGCTTTAGCCTTAACGATGGAGTCTTTCTGAATCAAATTAAATAACGGACTGCTGACCGGATAAGTAAATTCCAGTTCAAACAATCCGTTTCGCTCCTCTGTCACTTGTGCAGATATCGTATCCGTTAATGTTCCTATACCATGATGATTAAAGTTTGTCTCGTTTGACGAGTATAGAATCGGTATCATAATGCCCACCACCTTGGCACGATGTCAACCTGTGTTACAGTTCCGTCCCAACTGATATTGTTGACCCCTGGTTCAAGCACCGGACAATCTGAAAAAAGTTGATTGTTCAACAACTGCGTGCCCTTATAAGCAGATTGTAAATTCGTGTCCAGCTCGATATACTGGCTGACTGATGTTAAAACCACATCCTGATCGTTAATATGCAGCGTGATATTGCCAGTACCCGTAATTTTGATATAAGGGTTGGATGCCCACACTTCCGGATTTGTTATCGTCCCCGGAGCAGTCAAAGTTTGTGTGTTGTCGCCATCTACCCGATATTTAAAAGCCTTGCAGGAAAAAATAATGTTTGCTTTTCCAAAGTATTTGATGACTTCCTGAAGATCGAGCGCGCTATTGCAAAAAGCCATATGGTAATAGTCTGGATCAATGTCAGTCCATAATTTTTGATAACTAAACACGGATTGCAGCCAATTTTTAATAAGACCTGCCTGTTGCGTTAGATCAAGGCCATTTTTCGGGAAAACAGAGCAGTTAAACGAAAAGTTGACGTTTTCGAAACGTTTATTATCAATGACCAAATCCCCAGTTCGTCCCGGAACAGCCTGGAACGTCACATCACGCGAAGGTGAAGGAATCGTCAAGGGCATTGCAACCTTTAATCCGTAGTCAAGCGATGAACCATTATTAAAAGTGAAGTATCCGCTTGTCATGATTTCAGCCCCTTCTTTCTGCGCGTGTAGAAGCTCAGTTCTTCACCGAGTTGCTGCGGACCTTTGCCTGTGTTGTCATAATAATTGTCAATATGCAACGTCACACCACCATCGTTTTGCGTGATGTTTTGCGAATTTCCAGCCAATCCCCCATATCCTGAAATAGAAGGAATGACAATCTGTGGTTGATTAAGATGGGACAGCAATCCATTGACGTTTGGTGTGCCATTGGCATAGCCGACATATCTTCCACCATGAGACGTGGAAACTATCCCGGGAACATTCATAATATTACCGTAGCGTTTGCGGATATAATTGTAGGATGCAATGATGCTGTCGATTGGATTGAGAATATTCTTAAATCCTGGCATCACATTCGCGGAAAAAGTGGATCCAATCATCTGCATCAATCCCATAGATGGATGACCAGCCTTTGCATTAGAGTCCCAATGGTTTACTGAATTTGGATTGCCTCCGGATTCATGCATCGCTATAGAAGCGAGACCTGATGCCCACGACGCTGGAATACGTGCGATGGACATTGCTTCTCCAATCCAGTTTTTAAGCGTTCCAGACACTTTACCTGGAATTTCCAGAAGTCCGCCAATCCAATTCGACATATTTCTTTTCGCCCAATTGACTGCCAACGATCCTGTCTTATCGAGCATACTCCAGGCCACATTGCCAAATTGACCGGGAACAGCATTTGCCATTTTACCTAAACCGAGTGCATTTAATGAGTTATTGATGAATTTGCTTGGGCCCTGTAAGAGCCAATTAAGAACATTGGATAATATTCCTCCCGCGTAGTGAGGAACCATGCCAAACAGTTCTCTCGTAGCTGTCGCTGAGAGTACCGATGTTCCTGCAGGCAAGTCCACTATGGTTGGTTGAGCAGGAGAAAACGTTAATTGCCCACTGGGCAGGAAAATCGCTTCAGGTCCTGCGTTGGATCCGACACCATCTCCAACTAGTGCACGGCCACCCGGATGTCCTCCTATGCCATGCGCATAAGCCATGCCATGCGTATTTGTGGAATGGCTATATGCAACAGGTGAACTTCCTTTACCCGTAAAGAAATTGACAATACTTTGCCACCATCCCTTAATCGTGTTCACCATATCGTTCCAAGGCGATAGTACATTTCCAGTTTCCCAGTCAACCTGATCGGCGTGTCCTTTTGCCTGCTGCTTTGCGTAATAAACAGTCATATCACGCATATTCTGCGCTTTACTTACCACTTGATCGTGCTGCTGTTTTGCACGACCAATTACTCCATCTCGTTCCTGTGTAGCCGTAGTTATAATATCGTCATACTGTTTTCGCGAAATTGAATGATTGACGTAATATTGCTGATCAGCCCAGTTTTTCACGCCATTGAATTTTTGGTTTGCACTTTTTATAACTTGCTTGTACTCATTATTGGCGGCAGAAATAGCGCCTTGTTCCTGTTTATTGGCATTGCGTACAATCGATGCAGCTTGCTGTGCAGAAATACTCCCAGCGTGATCCTTGAGTTTGCCAAGTATAATTTCCTGCTGTTTTGAACTGTTAGACATGGACTGCACCGCGTAGCTATTCATTTTACCTTGCAATTTATTGATCTGTGACTGCTCACTTGCTGTGAGTGTACGATGATTTTTAGCTGCATTGTTATAAATTGATTCAATTTGGCTTTCAATTTTACGAACATTGCTTTCTTTCTGATTCGTACTAGTCGTTGTTTCTTTTAATATTGCATCGTATTCACTCTTGTTTGTTGTTTTCAAACCTGCAAGGGCTTTAGCAGCACCTGATTTCGTCCGGTTAAAATGACCGATAATATCATCAGCCATTTGTTGATAGGGTTTAACTAATGAACCAACATTCTGTTTAGAAACTTTCTGGCCCGTTACAACTATATTTTCAAGCTGACGCTGTGCCGTGTCCGAAAATCCAACATATTGGTTAAGTGCCGACTGAGTATTTTTGCCGACACTTTTCCCCCAATTAATTGACGTATTGATTATTGGTTTTCCGATTTCTTCTACATTTTTCTGTATCCATGATCCGAATGCTTTCCCAAATGCAGAACCGGCGAATGATCCTGCAGCGGCACCAATTGCTCCTCCGATCGGTGTTCCTAGACCGAGTGTGAATGGATCGGCTAAAGTTCCAATGGCCGCACCTGTAGCAGCTCCTCCCCATGTTCCACCGAGTGACCCGATGGTATCTCCAACATGAGATCCGATCGTTTTTTTCGTCATGCCCATTAGACCTGATAAAGAAGAAATTACATCTAATACGGCTGACCCCGCCTCAGCTGCTTTTCCAACCTTTCCTAACGTACCAAGAATTCGTCCGCTTCCGCTTAAATCTTTGGCAATCGTTCCACCGTCTTTCACGACCGTCTCGCTGTCTTTGGCAACTGTTTCACCTGCTCCAACCGCTCCCTTGTTTTTTCCAACAGTTCCTCCTCCAATACCTGAACCGCCTGATCCAATCTCTGCTTCAGCTGATGCCAAGTCTTTGGCACTAGCAGTTGTACGTGAGAAATGTGTTCTGAGTTGTTTTAAGCTGTTCATAACCGTATCAAAGGCACTTATGATCGAGGCAACATTCTTTAGAGCAGCTACTGCTCCATCGAGGCCACTTTTCAGCGTCAATATAACACCTGTCACTCCTGTGTTGGCAAAGACGCTCTTCATATGATCATAAGCGTCACTGGTTTTCTGTGCGGCAAGCCGAAGGTCCTGCAGCTGCGCAGACGCTTCATCTTTAGCTTTGACAGTTATCGTCTTTTCCCTGGGAATTTTATTTATGTTATCTCTAATTTGTTCCATGCTGCCACGTGTTTTATCAACTACTTCGACAATCTGTTTAATTGGAGAAGAGACAGCCTTTTTTATCTCATCATGAGTTTGCTTGACATCATTAACCATTTTGTCGGTGTTTTTGGCAAATGATTTATACATCGTGTCACCCGCGGTAGCACCCATCGCTTTTAAAATAGCTTCAATTTTTGATGTATCAGATTTAATTTTTTTGTCATCCAGCGTTACTTCAATAACTGCCGACCCATTGCTCATCATTTATCCTCCCTTCCTTGCCATGTTTACAAGCGTGTCAAACATGTGGTCCATTCGTGTTTCCTGCTCCTGCCTGTTCTGTTCGCTATCCAGTGCATAAGCACTTTTGAGCTGTAATATACGCTCTCGTTCCGCCTTCTCATACTCACTGCTGCCGTTTGGTACATCTGTCGCACGAATTCCAATGATCTGGTTAATCTTCGTGTTATCACGCAGACCCTTGAATAGGGCGATAAACTTCTCCCATCGCATCACACCCTGTTGGTCAATGAGATCAATGCCGTATTCCTGTAAAAAGGACGCGTAAATATATTCTGCATCCTTCGAAAAACTGTAATATTGTGTTTGATCGGATGTCTCCTGGCCGTCATTGGGTTCTCCGGCAATATACTTAGAGATTGCCTGAATCGCCTTGATCTGTGTGTCCACGTCCACTTCACATTCCGGGATGAACATCTCAAAGGCGAGCAATATTTTCCCCATTTCATTTATACTGTCATCGTCAATTAATTCATACCAGCGCAGGACATTATCAAAACTTAGATCAAGAAAATAATCCCGTCCATTTATCCTGATTTTGTCATCAAGCGGTTGCTTTAGACTCAGCACAGCGCATCACCGTTTGTTCCTGTGGTAATGGATATATTTACTTTTAATGGCTTTTAAGCGTTCTTTACGTTCACTGTCACGTTTGAGAGACAGTGCCGTTGCTAGTTCCTCCGTTTTGTCGCGAAGATATTCTGTAGATTTGCCACACTTTTCATAGATTTTCTGGCCTTCACCTTTGCCAAAAATAAGATCAAGAAACTGAATACTCCCGTCACGCTGAGTTTCAATCAGATCAATGCTCTTTTTTGCAAGAACATCACCGGTTGCCTTTTCATCAGCGGCTAGGTCGTCATATTCCTTTATCACTTTCTCTAATTTTTTGCCGATCTTTTCAAACGCTGCAGCATATTGCTTCTGCTTTTCATCGGAAAAATCAATATTGTAGTGCGTACCTCCAAATATGACTTCTTCCAACTGTTTGTTTTGTTCTATGTCAATATTTATCATCATCATCTCTCCTTTCGGTTATGTACCGGGGCCGGAGCCCCGTAAATCAGCCTGCCGGTGGCGTAGTAACAGCCGGAAGGCCGTTGAAGTTCGCCGTGAAGCTGAAAGTCTGCTTTGCATTTGCCGCACCGCCACTTGCTGTAATGGCTGTCAGAGAAACCTGAGCAATAATGACGGTACCGTCTGTTTTAGTCCATCTGAGTAGCGTTTTGGCTTCGTCACCCAATGCAAACTCTTTACTGACAATGAAATCCTGTGCCGGATCTCCTTCGACACGGTTACCAGCGAACGCCAGTGAAAAGTTAATCCCGGTACGATCAGTCTGAGAAAAACCTTGTCCGTCATAATATGGTGTATTGTCGGTTGTATCACCAGGTGCCGGGGTCACGGTCTGAATACCTTTGGCAATCGTGACAAAGGTAGCACCCGTTGTCACCGTCGGATCCAACGTTCCGGCTGTGTCAATTTCAAATTTGTTTTTAAAGTTCAGATTAAAAGCTACCAAACTCATTCATCTCCTTAGTAAAGTAGTAATTCTGCTTGATGCATGGACGTATAAACGTAACCGTAATCGTCCTTTAACAAAAAGTTGGGACTGGTTACCTGTCCATTGACAAAATAAAAAGAGCCATTTTGGCTCTTAATATCATCTGGATTTAACCCATCGACATACCAGCCAATCGACAACAATGCATTCAGTGCTGTCAACTGGTCTGTATGCCGGCATGTTACTTGAAAAGCAAACGTTTTGTCCCACTGCCCATCATAGTTACGAAAAGCCTGACCCATTGGTATCAACGTAAAGGAGATACCATTTTGCGGCGTTCCATTCGATGACGGCGGTATGAGAGGAAAACTTATATAAGTAAATAAGTTACAGTTTGCCTCAACGGCTGCGATCATCTGATCCTGAAAGTCAAGTTCAGTTCCTGCCAAGGTATCCCATCACCACCTTTTGTACCACGTCAGGTCATTGTGCCTAAATTCTGTTTTTACCGTATCAAACCAAAGCGCGTGGCCTCTTTGTTCTCATTGGTTTGAAATCATATTCCGGATAATAGATGACCGGCTACCAGTTGTGTAATGTTGAGCGATACAATCATCGGCAGCTCTCCGTCCGGATCTTGCGGCATGACTGTAAACTACACGTCCATTCCGATGGATATTCACTGCCATCCCTGATCAGTATGTAGTCGCCAAACAGATCAGGGATATTATCAGCGGGTGCCGCAATTATCTCCTGCTGATGAAATTAAATAGCGTTAGATTACTTCCCTTCGTTTATGACATGGAATCTAATGGTTCTGGGTCTTCAAAAAAGAATTACAGGCCCAACTGGTTTGGAAAAATTGTCCATGTGAATCCTCCTTTTTTAGTCATAAAAAATAAGCCTTTTAACGCCATGCTGAGGGCAAAATATAAAGACTCACAGATTCTTATTAAGCTCAAGTTTTTTAACCTGTTTCTAAACGTCATCTGGAGAAAATTAAATAAAGGGTATCATCCACTACGGGACACTTTTATAAAAGTGTCCCGTATCCTGATCTTTGCCAAGGGACCTTCTCAACTCCCCGCCCTCTTTTCATGATACTATAATACAATAAAATTGCGGGTCAAATGCACAAGCTTTGCACACGATTCATAGCCAGCCAATTTTATCAGCAACTATAAGCACGAAATCTTTCCGGTATTTAGTAGCCGTATTCCGGTGCATATTACATCTGTCAGCTATACTGTCCCAAGTTAGATTTAAATTGCTCCAATAACGCAGCTTAATGATTTTCCGATGATCTTCCGTTACCTGGCTGTATGCAGTCTCGATCGCCTGAACTATTTCTTCAAGATTTCTCAACTTTCTGTTTGTTGCCAGTCTTGTCGCAATCAGTTCTGTTGGTCGTCCAGGATAGTTACTTCGCCCGCCACCCACATTTTCATCATCGTTGTTTACTCCAAATATAACCTCTTCGCGCAACTTCCGAATCTCTTTCTTGGTATCATTAAAGGCATACAGTTCCGCTTCTATATGTTTAAACGTTGCCGATCTTAATTTCTCACTTACTGGCATTCGTTTCGCCTCCATCTATCTGTAAGCCATCCATTCTTCTTCACGCATCTCTGGAACGGGCAGAGTCCTTCTTTATCCAACCAGATGCAACCTTTGCATCCATATTCCGGATCCTTAGTCTTCACCACGCCCACACTCCTTCCAACAAACAAATAAATAAATCATACAGACACTAGCGCTTGGTTAAACACACCCATCAATTGAAACGCGTATTTCAATATTCCGATTTCTTTTGCTTTGCCATGCCCACGTTAAACAGGCTTTTTGACTCATTGATCTGTCCCTTTCATACACATCTTCCACTCATAAAATGTATTAACACATGATGAGGAGGTGTTCGATGATGTGTTCTGATGGTGGATACAGCGGCGGGTATGGCAGCGGCAGCGGATTTGCGCTGATTGTCGTTCTGTTTATTCTTTTGATTATCGTTGGCGTTTCCTTTGTAAGATGGTAGACAACCAGATCCGTCAAAACTAACAAAAGGACATTGCCAGCCAAGAGCACCTGCACCCGGGTGCCCTTTTGGCATTCAATCAAATTTCTTCCAGCCGCTTAGCTTTCCTCCTAGATATTGCCCATATAAGCTTCCAGCCATTGCGCTCTCTCTTCAGTCGTCATTCCCTCCGGAAAGGCTGAATCATCCTCATGCTCGCTTTTTTCTCCCTGCTGTTTGTTTTTCATCCATGCGGGTTCCGGCTCATGATGAACATGGGCAGAACCACTCTGATCGCTTTGCCGCTTCTTTGAATCCATGAACTTTTTCTGTTCCGCATTTGCCTGGGCAACGTTTTTAATACCTTTTTTGATCCAGCTATTCAAAATGGACCGGGCATAGGGATACTGTTTGCCATTTTGAGACGCCTTCTCAAATGCCAGACAGACAAGACTTTCAGATAGTCCATCGTTATCGATGTAATCTGTGATTTCGTCCAACAAAAGCGGCGTTGGCTGGCGTCCGAAGCAGATCATGTAAGAATCAAAAAAGTTTGACTTGGAAGCAGCAGTATTATTGCCTGTTTTGTTTCGTCCACTGCTAACTAATGTGGCCGGGTTGCCGGCATGACTGTCTGCACAGTTGTCGGCGCGATTGCCACCATCAGGTGCAAACAAAGTGTTTTTTACCCATTTACCCGCACGATTGTATGCATCAGGTGCAGACAAATCTGCCAATTTATAAACTGCGGCTTGATTCCCCCGCCGTGACCGAAACTCAATAAATCCGTTCTGCTTTAATTCATTTCTTGCTTTGAAGATGGTACGTTCCGCAAGACCCGTCTTAACACATAACACCGATACAGCTACCGGAAATTCTCTCCGCCATGCAGCTTTATTGTTTATATGCATCAGGGCATGCCATAAAGTAATTGCCGATGTGCTCAGTGAATTCGTCTCGAGCCGATCATAAAATGCGTTAATCTGAGTGATATAGTTCACAAATCATCACCTCACAAGCTGCGGGACTGTCAGAGTCCTGCCGCAGCCGAAAATATGAAACACGGCCTGCCCATGCTAGCTGATCATTACAAGCATTACTCCATGCCAGTGCATCATCCAAGCCGGCCGGGCTTGTTCCATCATCAACTCCTGTTAATCGGGCTTTTGTCATTTCAAGCCCCCTCGATAAACTGATCTTCATTCTCATGGGCAGAACATTACCTGACACCAAAGCCGACAGCCTGTAAATTAATTGCGTGCCAAGTTGTGGTTCACGTCCTGTTTCTCTCCACAGTTAAAATTATTGGCAGATTACAGAAACGTGAATGAGCAGATTTAAGCTCTTCTGAATACTTCACCAATGCATTCTTTATTGCACGTTACAAATTCAATAAAGCCATCTCTGGGACATCTGCTCTGAACCCGGGTCATGTGATTACCTTCTTTCAACATTTTTTAAGCAAATCGTTTTGGCTTATATGCTTCAACACATCGGATAGCATCCTGGAGTTCCCGGCGCAAGATGTCTTTGTAGCTGGCGACGGCGAACCTTTTCTTCAGTTCCCGGTAAATTTCCTGAAACAGCTTGCGCTGCTCGCCCTTATCAACTTCGAGCGCATAGACACGGTGGGCCACAGCCTTCTGCAACCGGCGCTGTTCACCATGATCAAGGGTGATCTGGGATTCCACTTTTTCATCCAGTTCTATGATTTTTTGTGCCTGCTGCTGAGTGACTCTCTTCAATTTCTCCGTATTCTCAGCCGCCACTGCCATCAGACTCATACAAGCGATCAACGATTGTCTTTCGTCCATCGTTTTCATGGCCGTTTTTTTTAAAATCGGCAGCACTTCGTGATTGACCCAGTACTGAAAAGGTTTTGTCTCCGGTTTTCGGAAATCATTAAGGAGATGATAAAGCCCCGGCTCACTGATGAAGTTGGTTTCGCCTGACTGGCTGACTAGATTGAATCCAGTCATTTCATATTTATCTAACCCTTTCATAGCGTCCGACGTATTCTGTATTTTAAGTGCGTCGCAAACATTCTGAGCTTTGAACCAAATTTCACCGGCCTTGTCGATGACTGAAACTGCTAAACCTTTAAAATCGAAATGCTGCAGTTGCTCCATTTTCCTTCTCACTCCCTTATGTTGGATTGGTATTCCTCCCCTGGCCGAGAAGTCGGAACCAAAAGAAATAGATCCACATCAATTTGCTCCCACTGTTCTAGTCTCCATTCCTCCGAATGGTGCCTTCCAAAATCCGGGCATTTCATTGTAAAATCATACAGATCTGAATCGCTCTTACCTGATACTTGTTTCGATTTTTTCTTAGTCTGTTTTTGGCTGCTTATGATACCTCTCATCTTTTTGTACACAGTTTGTGACATTACTGTTCAAAAAAAATTGTCCAATCAAAGTTCAGAACTTGAGCAATTTTTTTCGCAATATCAACAGATGTGTTTCTTTCACCGGTTTCGATCATGGCATATGTTGTTCTTGCTATATTAGCTTTCTCAGCAACATTAGCCTGTGTCATGTTTCGTCGTTTCCTGACAGCAATTAACCAATCCCTCGTTTATATCATCCCCTTTTGATGACGCGTATTGTGTAACCGATTTATGTTTAAGATTATATGTCACGTTATGTGTCTAGTCAAGTATAAACTTGCAATGATTACTCTTTTCGTGTAAATAATAATATGTCACATATTGTGGAGCTATAATTATATTAATAAATTAGAGGACTGATATGATGCTATTAAAAGATAGACTCAGCCTTTTACGAACCCAGAAAAAAATGACACAGGAAGATCTAGCAAACAAGATTGGAATTGCCAGAACCACTTATGCAATGTATGAACAGGGTAATAGAAACCCTGATTATGATACATTGCAAAAATTAGCCGATGTGTTTGGCGTGACCAGGGCTTATCTGTTAGGAGATACCGACATTCCAAACTCCAATGAAAGCGTTGATGAAGAAATTCAAAAGTTAATGGAAGATCCAGACTTCACTGCAGCGTTTAAGGACATGCCGGGTAATCCTGAGGAAGCAAAAAAAGACTTGATTGGTTTTATGAAGTTTTGGAAAGAGCAGGACGAAAGAAAAAACAAAAAATGATTTTTTTACTTTCAGCTGTATACTTTTAGCATCATTCCCAGTGATATAATAACTTAATGATGTTTAAGGACCTAATGGTGATTTCTCAATCAACTTAACAAGTACATGTTAACTAATCTTTTTTCACTATCGGAGAGAAGACGGAATTCCACTACTTTAAATGCATATATCTCCTCTCCCCTATTAATTTAGTATTTTGCCGGAAAGGGCGAAAATAATTTATGGGGGAAACCATTATGAAAAAGTTTCTAAAGGTCATTACAGCTGTTGTTCTGTCATTAAGTATCCTGTCAGGCATTTCATTCACACCTCATGGAATCGCCCAAACTCAGAACACAGCTTATGCTAAGATAACTCCGCTTAGAGTGACAAGTACACATCTAACTGTACGGCGCGGTCAGTATGCTTATTTCACAGTAGAAGGGAAAAGAAGTTCAGAAGGCTACGCGACCGTTTACTATAAAGTCCGGTAA